ACCATTGCTCATTATATTAAAGCCTCTCGCCAGGTTTTAGATGATGCTCCAATGCTTGAAAGCCATATCAACGGACGTTTAATTTATGGTCTTAAATTAAAAGAAGATCGTATGCTGTTAAATGGCGATGGTTCTGCTGGTGGATTAACAGGTTTAATGACTAAAGCAACAGCATTTGCTGACCCTGCAAAATTAGCAACTTATACCATTATTGACCAACTACGTTTAGCCTTGTTACAAGTTATGCTTGCTGAATATCCGTCAAATGGCTTTGTACTAAACCCTATTGACTGGGCGAAAATTGAGTTAGAAAAAGATGGTCAAGGTCGTAATATTATTGGTAATCCACAAAGTTTAGCTCAACCGACTTTATGGGGTGTGCCAGTTGTTCAAACACAGGCAATTGAAGCAAACCAATTCTTAACAGGTGCATTTAATTTAGGTGCTCAAATCTTTGATCGCCAACAATCAGGTGTTGCAGTATCAACAGAGAATGAAGACGACTTTGTGAAAAACTTGGTTACTATTCTTTGCGAAGAACGTTTAGCATTAGCTATCTACCGTCCTGAATCATTTGTAAAAGGCACACTAGCTGCAAAAACTAAGTAACCTTTAAGCCCCTTAAGCGGGGCTTTTTCTTTGAGGATTTTATGCTGATCGAACTCGACCTAATCAAGCAACATTGCAGAATCGATCATGATGACGAGGACGAGTTGCTTGGACATTACGAAAGCGCAGCTCAAGATCACATTGAGCGACAACTTGGGCGTAAATTGTACGCTACCGAAGTGCCAGAAGATGAGTCAAATGGATTAGTTGTTACCAATGCAATCAAGCAGGCAATGCTAATGACTATTGCTCACTGGTATGAACATCGAGAAAGTGTGGTTGTTGGAACAATTACAAAAGAGATTGAAGAGGGTACTTGGCGATTGATTCAACCTTATCGCATTATGGGGGTGTAAATGAACATCGGAAAATTACGCCATCGTGTTACATTGCAGAAACAGATTAACACCCAAAACGATTACGGTGCTTTTGTCACAACGTGGCAAGACATCGCTACCGTATGGGCGGAAATCAAGCCAATCTCGGGGCGAGAATACTTTGAAGCAAGCCAAGTGCAGTCGGAAGTGACAACACAAATCTGGATCAGATACCGTGACGGCATCGAACCAACAATGCGTGTAGCACACAACGGTAAGCAGTATGAAATTGTTTCGGTACTCAATTACCAAGGGCTAAATAAAACACTTCAACTGATGTGTAAGGAAAAGCTCAATGGCTAATTTAAGTGTAAAAGTAACAGGTTTGAAAGAACTCGGGCAAGCGTTAGAAAACCTTGGGCTAAAAACCAAAAATAAACTTGGTATTAAGGCAATGCGAAAAGGTGGGGCCATAATTCGAGACCAAGCAAAAGCAAATGCCCCATTACTTAAAGAGCAAGTACCATACCGTAAACGAGGAACCTTGAAAAAGGCAATTATTCTTAGTGCCAAGGTAAATAAATCAGGTAAAGTTCGTACTAAAATTTATGTACGAAAATTGAAAGAAGGGAAAATAGAAGAATTTAAAACTAGAACAGGAAAAAGTGGTGCGTACAACCCTAATGATCCGTTTTACTGGAGATTCGTTGAATTTGGTACGTCAAAAATGCCAGCTCAACCCTTTTTACAACCTGCTTTTGTTTCTAAAAAGGAGCAAGCAGCACGAGAAATCATTACCACCTTACGAGATGACATATTGCGAGAAGCGAAAAAATGATTCAGCAACAACTCTTTAACGCCTTGAAGCCGTTGGTTTCAGGGCGTTGTTTTTATGAAGTTATTCCTGACACCAACCAGGAATACCCTGTTCTTGTTTATCAGTTCCCAACAATCACGCCTAATTCAGCTCTTGAAGATGGCGATCTTGATGATTTTACGGTACAGATTGACATTTACAGCCCTAATCCTGATGACATTTTCGCTTTGCGCAAACCGATTTTTACTGCCCTAACAGAAAACTTTGATTTTGCTGAGCGAGTAAATGATTTCAGCGACTACGAACCCGATACAAAACTACATCGTCGGGTAATTACTTATCAAATTGCTTACGGAGAATAACCATATGGCAACACAAACCACCCCATTTCAGGGAACAAAATTCTATATTGGTACTGGTTTAACAACTGAAAAAGCCATTACAGCTTGTACAGTTTCGCCAGCTCCAACTATTACGGCCCCAGGTCACGGAGCTAAGGTCGGTGACTTTGTAAAAATTACAGGCTTAGGCTCACTTGATGGCTATTACCCTGTAAAAACGGTAGCGACCGACACATTAACTTTTGCTGATGAAGTGAACTGGACAGCACAAGATAAGCCCACTGATTTTACTACAGCAAAAGTAGCAGCAGTGAAATGGTCGTCAAACTTCTGTGCAATCAAGAATATTGAAGGTGACGGTGATACGCTAGGTGAGGAAGATGTCACTACAATGTGCTCAGAAGGTACAGAAACAGAAGCTGGTGAAATTGAATATGGTTCAATTAAACTCACCTTTTTCTATGCTCCAGCTACCGCAATGCAGTCAGATCTTCGCAAAAAGTTCTTCGCTAAAGAAACCTTCCCTTGGATGATGGTACTGAAAAACAAACAAGGTTCTTTATATGGCACAGGCTTCATTCAAACTAGCCCGAATTGGAGCGGTGAAGTAAAAGGTAAATTTGAATCAGGCGTAACGATTAAAAAATCGAAACGTGATTATCATTTACCTGTTTCTGCATAATTGCAAATTTTTCATCAAATATGACCGCTTGTAATTGAAGCGGTCTCTCTCAAGAGGCAATAATATGACTATTGGTACACGTGAATCATTATTGGCAGAAAACAAGCCAAAACTAAAGAAAATCAAAATTGGTAATACTGAATACTTTATCCGTGAATTTAATGTAGGCGATATGAACCGTAGTTTGTACGGTCAGCAAAAAGTAATGTGCGAACTAGCGGAAGCACAAGGTATTGAGTTAAATTATGACGATCCAGAAGAATTAGTAAAACAACTTAGCAAGGTTTATGACCCATATCGTTTAGCTCGTAATCTTGCTTTACGTTTATGCGATGCTGACGGCAATAATTTATTTGATTTTGAAAATATGGAAGATTTAGAAGCATTATCACGCTTAGATAAATCTGTGTCAGAAGAATTAAGCCGTGCGTTAATGGTAGAAGAACCAAAAAACTTACCGACCGACGCAAGTTCCAACTAATGCTCAGTCTTGCGTTGGGCAAAACACTTTCTGAAATCGAAGAAATGCCTGAATCGCATTTCCAAGAATATATGCTGTTTTACGAAGAACAACCTTTCGGGTTGTGGCGTGAAGATTACCGCACAGCCCAAATTTCACACTTATTGGCAGCCATTCATCATGATCCAAAGCAAAAGGCAACTACGTTGAATGACTTAATGCCATTCTTTGGCGATAAAAATCCTGTTGCTGAAGAGGAAGATGACGGCTCAGAAACTTATTTGGCAAATCGTTAAATTCTCTATTGCTTCTGTATTTTATATAGATTAAAATTACAGAAAGGATGTAAATATATGAAAAAGATATTCAGAATAGTATTGTAGAATGTA